AGTTCCTTGTGCAGGCAATCTTGCATCATCCAGTGTACCACTACCAATTTGACTTGTGCCTATACTAATAGAAGTGTTGGTGACACCAGTAATTCTACCTTGTGGATCAACAACTATAACTGGTACTGCGGCCGCAGTGCCGTGTGTGGCTGCTACAACAGACGTATTTTCAAGGACTGATGGTGTAATCTTTGTTGTCATTTATTATTTCCTATTTAACTAGAAGTATTTTCTTCGGCCCATTTTTTTTCCAATTCAATCAATTCTGGAGGTTTCTCTGCATCTTCTATTTTAAAAAAATCTTTTTGTATACTGTCATAATAATAACTTCTATCTACAGTTTTATCAGTTTGAACTTGAAATAAATCCGCATTTAAAACATTACTCAGATCATCTATTTCATTTTGTTTAACGAAAGTGTCACTTGAAAATTCTATGTAATAAGAATTATCAATAGATTCACGATTTGGGTATATCATTCCGTCTCCTGCGATGTGATATAATGATATTTTTTTTGATTTTTTGGTTTTATTTAAGATTACATACATTTTTAATTCCTTTTACCACATTACAACTACACCACCACCGCCGCCAGCACCTTGTGCTCCTGGTGGTGTTCCACTTTTTCCGCCGCCGGTGCCGCCAAGGGCAAAAGAATATGGACCACCGCCGCCATTGCCACCAGCAGTTCCGTCAATTCCAGGTCCAGCAGCTTTACCGCCTGCGCCGCCTGCGCCGTAATAATTACCTCCAGAACCTCCGCCGCCATGAAAACCACCACCGCCGCCGCCGCTTGGTGCGTCACTCCATTGGTCATGACCTGTGCCGCCGGCACTACCACCATTGATACCCATTGCGGAACCAGAACCAGTGCTGCCAGATATATTTACTGGACTTTGAGCTGAGGCTGCTAATTTGACTCCAGAAGTAACTGAGCCGCCGCCGCTTCTAGATAAATAGTAGGGTGCAGGCGATTGTGTATAGATAGTGCCACCATTGGCATTAACCACACCACCGAAAGAAGAATCGCCGCCAGCTTCACCGGCACTGCGACCACCCCTACCAACAGTAACAGCATATTGTTGGCCACCAGACACAGTTAATAAAGCAGCAGCAATACCGCCGCCACCGCCGGTGGCTTGATTATAATAATAATTGGTGCCTGCGCTACCTGCGCCAAATACCACAACTACAATATTAGTTACTCCGGCTGGTACAGTATATGTTCCGTCATCATTAAAAATTTGCATTTTTGGACCACTAGCACCACCGGGTATTGTAGCTGCTGTTAAATAACCTGGATCATTACTGAAAGAATTAAGTGATGTTGGTCTACCGCTAACACTGGTCCATGCAACAGAACCAGCACTTCCAGCATACGTTGCATATCCAGCATTTGTAGCACTTGAAGCATTTGTTGCAGAACCAGCACTTGTAGCATATCCAGCAGATCCAGCATATGTAGCAGAACCAGCACTTGTAGCATATCCAGCATTTCCAGCAGAAGCAGCATACGTTGCACTTCCAGCATTTGTAGCAGATCCAGCACTGCCAGTGACATTAATACTCCAAGTGCCAGAAGCACCAGAACCCGTTTTGGTTGGTGCATAAGAAGTATAGTTACCAGAATCTAGTATAACATAAGAAGCGCCACCTCGACTCCATCCACCAGTTCTTAATTGGTTATCTGTGCCTAGTCCAAAATTAATTGCATATAAACCAGGTCTGTGAAAAGACATGGCCGCAGCACCCTGTGCAGCAGTACTATTGCCTTGTGACATAATTTGCGGTCCTAGATGATCTTGCCAACTAATATCTTGGCCAGATACAGAATAACCTAAAAGACCTCTAGTAGAGGTGACATTACCAGCATTAGTAGCGTAACCAGCATTTGTAGCAGAACCAGCATTTGTAGCAGAACCAACACTCAATGATCCAACTAAGTAACTACGCATATAATTGTCAGTGCCGTTTGTACCCCAAACTCTTGGTGGGTTGCTAGAATTTCCTTCGTTACCACTACTTGAGTTGAAATAAGTTGCTTCAATATATCCATTACCATCGGTTCTTACAATTTTATTTGCTTCATTGTTTCTAGTATTAGTATTAACTGACAAACCACCAACTGTTCCCGCATCACCAGAAATACTTACACCACTTAATGTTTGTGCTGCACTCGCACGATTCAATGCAATTGATGTTGTGCCAACAAAAAGTGATGAGTTGCCTAAAATTGCACTACCAATTGTACCACCGGATAACTTACCTGCACTTAATGATGTTATAAATGCTGGATCTGCAAGACTTGATGTTGTATAGACACCATTTGTTACTGTACCAGCATTACCTGTTATACTGTGTGTAAATGTATAAGAAGAATTTGCTAAATCGTGTACATATTGTCCAGTTGCGAATGAAGTATTTGCGGTTGCTTTGTTTATTGTTTGACCAATAACTTGGCCAGTAAATGTGCCGCCAGTTTTTGGCATCTTACCAGATTCTAATCCATCAATTGCACTTTGGATTGTGCCTGCTGTAAGAGCACCTGTTGCTGGTCCATATACAATATTGTTTGCAAAATATTCATATACTGCATAACCATCTACTTCGACCAATATCTTGTCATTAAGAACTGGTGCAACAGTCATTGTTACTCTAGATGTACCGGAATTTAAAGTATACTCAGATTCTAATTGACGAACACCATTAATATACACTCTAACCTGATTAGCTTGACTGAATGTTGGTGTTGTATAAATTGTTGTTGTACCATCACCAGTATAAGACAATCTATTAGATGTAATTCTAGTACCAGGTTGTGTACCTGCACCACCTGCACCAGCAGCAGTCCAATAAAAACCTGAACCAGTAGTTGCAAGAACATAACCTGAAGTTGGGTTTGGTGTGGCAGTTGCGGCCGCCACCAGTGTATTGAAAGCTGATGAAGCTGATGTTGAACCAGTACCACCAGATGATACTGGCAATGGAGTTCCAGGTAATGTCAATGAAGAAAATGACGGAGTTGCAGTAGTCCGCAAATCTTGTGATGTGCTGATTGCTAAGGTGTTTGCAGTAGTTGCATAAATTTGTACACCATTATTTGATGTAAATGTCAATGATGCATTGATTGGTGATATTGAACCTGTTGTTCCCTTAATCTCAGATGTTGCAGCATTAGCTTTTGAAAAAGCCGCATTAGCTTTTGCGTGTGCTGGTTCAATTTGTGGTCCAACATTGTTTGCTGCAGCGAAAGAAGCATTTGCATGTGCAAAACCAGCATTTGCAAATACTGCTGTAATGTTTTGTGCCAAATAAGCTGAATTAGCTCTAACAAATGCACCGTTAGCAAATGAATCGGAAGAATCTATTCTTAATTTTAAGAAAGTATTCGCTGTTTGTATTGCATTGTTTAATGTGTTTGCCGCTGTGGCTGATGCGGCCAACACTGAACTTACTGTTGTTGTTGAACCAGTCAGTTGTTGTTCGGTAATAATTCTGTAATATGTTCCATCACTAACATCATTTAGATCAAAATAATTATCCGTTTCATTCCAACGAATGGATGCATTCGATGCAACACCATTTGCCGCACCATTAGCTGTTCTGAAAACACTAAATTTTGATGTTTGATTTGGTGTTCCTTGACTTATAATAAATTCATTTGAATTAAATACTGTTCTTCCATTAAGTGTGAAGTTACCAGCAATACTTAAACCACCTTCACCAACCTGTAGGTTGAAAACTCTTGCTTCAGCATCTTCAGCATCAATTAATTCTGAAACTCTGACATTTGGTGTGAAAACATCAGTGTTTGCTCTTATTGTATTTGCAGTTACTGTGTGGGTCGACCAAACATTTACTGTATTAATTCTAGTATTTGCTACTAACAAATCTGTATGTGTCGTACCAGTAACAGACATTGTTCTGGTGTTAGCTGCCGAGTTGGCTTGTAACACATCTGTGTGAGTAATACCAGTAACAGACATGGTTCTAGTATTGGCTGCACTATTAGCTTGTAATACATCAGTATGAGTTACACCAGTAACAGACATTGTTCTAGTGTTAGCAGCTGAATTGGCTTGCAGAACATCCGTATGAGTGATACCAGTAACGGACATGGTTCTAGTATTGGCGGCAGAATTTGCCTGCATCACATTAGTGTGTGTCGTACCAGTAACAGACATGGTTCTAGTATTAGCAGCTGAGTTGGCTTGCAGAACATCAGTATGAGTTACACCAGTAACTGTCATTGTTTCGGTGTTGGCTAATGTATTAGCCTGTAACACATTAGTGTGTGTAACACCAGTAACTGTCATTGTTTCGGTGTTGGCTAATGTATTAGCCTGTAACACATTAGTGTGTGAAGTATTGGTTACCGATAATGTGGTTGTATTAACCACACTATTAGCTTGCAATATATTAACAAATGCAGTTTGAGTTACAGAAAGTGTCTGTGTATTGGCCTGTGTATTGGCCTGCAAATTCTTGGTAAATGTTGTGCCAGTAATTGAAGCAGTTGTTGTATTAACTGTAGCATTAGCCTGCACATTATTTGCATACAAAGTCCAAACGATACTTGCATTTGATGTGTTTGTTGAAGTATTAGCCTGTAACACATTAGTATGTGTAATACCAGTAACAGACATTGTTCTGGTATTAACAAAGTCATTAGCCTGTAATGATCCTGTTAATACGTTCGTATTTGCTTGTAAATAAGTTGTGTAACTGGAACTATTTGCAACCGAAACATCTGTTAATGTGCTAGTATTTGCTTGTAATTTATCCGTAAATGTAGTGTTATATATTGAAGCGTATGATGTATTAACAGTATTATTTGCCTGTAGTGTTCTTGTGATGGTTGCATATGATATTGCAACATTACCACTAATTATAGCATTGTTTGAAACTACTAATGCATTACCTGTTCCTAAAACTGTTAAAGTTTTTCCTACATTTGCACTACCTGTTGTTGCAAGACTCAAATTTCCGTTTGAAAAATAACCTTGGCCTTGTACATCTAAATTGTTTTGAATTGATGCAGAAGAACCTATGCCTTGAACAGAGAATACTTTCTGTATAATAACATTACCGTTTGATTGTAGGGCTGTTTGTGAACTTTCTGAAAGATATAAAGTTCCAGAATCTTTGACATAATTTTCTTTGGCAATAATGTTATTTTCTATAACTAAATTGTTGGTCGCAACCATCCAATCACCAAATGTATTGGCATAACTTAATGAGGATACTGTATTAGCCATTTTAACCTTTTTCTAATAGTTTTAATAACAAACTTTTTATTTCCGTTATATCTTCTCTGAGTTCTTTAACCTCAGACTTAACATTATTTATTTCATTTTTTTGAGACTCTAATACTCGGCGTTTATTCAAATATTCATCTAAACCATTTTTATCCTGGTTTATAATTGCACCACTTCTGGTATCTCTAACCAATTTTGTTCCTTCAACTCTCAAGTATGACATAATTAACCAATTGAACTATTGATGTTTGAAGGCAATGCAATACATCTCATGTCTGTCAAATAAGGTACCACAGTTTTATCTGTAGTTACCAAAACAATCTTGATTGCAAATTGATTGAACGAATTGTATGTTTGGCCATTAGTTGAGGTATAAGAAACATAACCTTGTTCCAGACCCAAACTTCCTGGTGCAAAAGTATATTCGTGTAAATCATTTCTAAATTTAGAATTCAATGTATCTGAATTTCTAGTTTTTGTCATCAGAGTCCAAGAACCGTCAGCAAAACCTTGAGTGTCATTTCTATTCAAAATTTTGTAGTATACCAGTATATCTGTTCCATTTGGACGATAAGCAGTCAAATAAACATTCAAATCACCAGAATCGAATCCTGCATCCAATACAACCTTCTTGGTTATATATCTTGTTGCAGCAGGACCACCATTCTTGGAAGTTTCACCTGTTATGATTGCAGATGCACCAGCAGCAGAACCACCAGATACATTAATTGAAACTGTTGGTGTCTCAATATAACCAGAACCAACATCAGTTAGATAAATGGAAGTTATGACACCATTCACAATAGTTCGTGATGCGTAAGCTTGTGTACCATTTTTACCTGTTGGTGGAGAAATGGTAACTGTTGTGTTGCCTGTAGCGTAACTGGTTCCACCAGAAACAAGGGATATTAAACTGTTTGACAGAGGGCAATTGTTGATATCATATTGCACCGTAAATACAGTTGTTCCAGCATCAGAAATAACTGGAGAAACAGCATTGTCTTGTGAAGATAGTTGACCATACAATGAGAAAGATGTTTCTGAATTTGCGAATAACACCCTTTCACCTTGATTATCATCCAAATGTATATGTTGATACATTGTTGTACCATATTTACCTGGATTTATACCAACCTGGCCAGCAGAAGTTCCGTTTTGCAATGTTGCATCATAATTATAATTAATAGAGGTCGATGATGGAACAAAATCAGTTGTTGATATGTTAAATGCATCTACCAACATATCAGAATTTGATGTTGTTAAAATCAAATCTGTCATTGTATTTGCATTTTTATAATAATCTATCTCAGAATCAACCAAAGTTCTTTGTGGTAATTTTTTAGGTATAACCATTCTGATTGATGGTGTAACAGCGGTGTTAAACACACAACGTTCAGCTGTAAACATCACACTTTGATTTTGATCCGCTTCCCAAGTTTTTGAGTTTTGGGAAATAAACATACCACCAACATAAACTGCGGCTGATATTTTTGTAATTGAACTTGGATATGGATCACTTGGTAGATTTTTTACCGTTGATGGTAATGCGTCTTCATTGGTAGCAGCCGTCCATAGTGTATATTCATTCGACAAAGATTTTACCATAAACGCATACAATACACCAGATTGTATGTAAACTGGCGCTGTGAATTTAAATTCGGTGTAAGTGGTTGAATCCAAAAATTGTGGTGTCTGTGAAACTTTAACCTCAGTTGGGCCTAAAGTGACAACTGAATGATCTAATGTTACTCCGTTTGGATAACCATTTAATGTACCAAGAATAGAAAGTGTTACTGGTGAACCGTCATTTGTTGATGTTGGTTTCGTTGCAAAAAACACTCTAATTGATGAAAGAAATGCACCATTTGGAAAATTTGTTGGGTCAATCTGGAAAGTTTGACAAACTGGATCAGCACCTCCACCATCACCTCCTCCTCCATCTCCGGCCGGTGGTGGTACTTCCAAATCTGTTACAATACTTATTGATTGTACTTCAGATGAGTTTGTTGTATAAGAGGAATCTTTATGTAATATTTGTCTGAAAGTGTCTTTTGCACCAGCTGGAGATGCACCAAAATCAATATTTTGTTTATTGACTTGTAGTCCTTCTGCATAGAAGGTACCCTCTGCATATGTTGACACTGTACCCGCATTATTATTAATGCGGTTGTCTAAACGGAAGACTTTTTGACCAGTATGAAAAGTGTTTGCTGGTACCGTAAACACACCAAAGAAATCACCACGTTCATTAGTTTCAATCGAACCTGTAGTTGAACCAATAGAATATGTTTCTCTGTCTGGCAATCCAACAACTGAAGCCACTGTTATAGGTGTTGCAAGTGTTGCTACTTTTGTTGATCCAACATAATCTGAAATCACAGCTGACTGACCAGCACCTGTACCAGAAGTTATGTAAAGTGTTAAACCATTGTAAAAATCATTTACACTTGATGCTAATGGTGATAATTGTATTGATGTAAGTGACGTTGAATCTTTCAATGTACCACTATAGTGTTCACTGGAGTTACCAAATTGTGTTGCAACAACACTGCCAGAAGCAGTAGATGATTGGTAAACACCTGATGCATTAAAGAAACCGTTTTGTAATGCTAAACTATTATTGTATGTTGTTGTCTTAAAATCGTTTGAAACATACAAGCGCACCTTTGTTGTATCGGTGTAATTATACACACCTTCAACTTTAGCTGTAGGTGTAAATGTTCCAGCTGAAAAATAACCAACAATGTCACCTACTTTGAAGGTACCAGTTACAGATGCAACTTCAATTGTATTTAATTTTCGAACATACTCATCAACACTTATATTATCAAAGAATGCATACAGTTTTGTTTTAATTAATAGGTTAGATGCTTTGATTGATATTTGTTGTGGCTTAATCCATGGAAGAATACTGATATCATTTATGTAACCATTATTCAATGAATATGTGTTATCTATTTTATTGTATGGTCCGAGTAAATTGGTTTGTTGTTCTTTAAACTTTGTAATGTAAGTTGAAGATAACGTGGAATTCTGTATTGTTGTTTGTTGCAATCCAGTTGTTCCACCAGTCCATCCAACAGTGCTGGACACAGTGGCCCACGGACTAGATGTTTGTGATTGTAGGCTTGTTACTGATGTTCCAGGAACTGTTTGCCAATCACCAAAAGACAAAGTATTTGTCACATCACCTCTTTGAAATACTTGTAAACCAGAGTCTACAACTAACAAACCTGGCGAATATGTTGTGTCAACCCAAGTGTCCATGTTTGGAGATAATGACAAACTACCTTTTGAAAAAGGAGTATTGAATGGGTTTACATTGGTTGTTCTACTTGCTAATTTTTGTGAAACAATATTTCTTGTGGTATATGGTAATGTAAAATAATTTACTGAACCATCTCTACTAACATTGAAATTTAATGCAGAAATAGATGTTGCTGTTGGTGAATTCATGTTGTACACCATTGCCAAATTTTTCAATGGGAAATTTTTAACAACTTGGCCAGCTGTCATTTGTCTAGTTCTTCTATTGATATTTGCATTGAAGTCTGTAATACCTGAGTCTGAAGCTGAAAAACTAGAAAAATCATCCACCATAATACCATTCTTGAATCTGTTTAATCCATACGCATCTGAAATTTGCAATGAATTTGCATTTTGTTCAAGTGAATTTAAAGAGGTGTAATATTCAACACGATTAATTCTTGTATCGAGACCCGCAATATCAGCCATTGTGTATCGGCGATGCTGTACCTTATCGATTGACAAATCTGGCAGTTTACCTGGCGGAACTTCTGTGGTTATATAACCAGTATATGGATTATGTGTGATATTTGCTATCGTCAATGAAGAATCTGGTTCATTAGGTAAAATTGGATTGATTGAGGGAGATCCTTCAATTATTTGTAGACTTCTATCTTTGGTTAAAATTAATTTATCTTTACGACCAAGATAATGTTCATAGTCACAAATGAAACTTGAAGAATCTACAGGTAATAGTGAACCAAATCTTGTATCTGATGGATTAGAATAACGGAAAACAAAATCTGTTTGTGCATTTTGTCTGGATGGTCTAAAGTCCAAACAATCTCTTAGTGAATATGTTGTTCCATTTTTACTTGTGTAATTTGGAATTTCTCTGTAATTTTCTGGCGCATTTGAAATATCCACATATGACATTTTATTAAAATAACCATCACCACCCGAGTGTTTGTAATAATCAACATACACTAACAAATTACCTATTGGTTTAGGTGCACCAGGTCTCAATGTAATTGAAGCATGGTCATAATAACCATCTCTCTGTCCATTATCAAACACATAATTACTTGTAACATTGTATGTTGAATCGTTATACATTGTTGTTAATGGTACTGTGCCTGAAGCTTTTGTATCAATAATTTTTACAACTCGTTTCACATCAGATAGATACAATGATTGTTTTGTTCCGGGAGCAGCAACACCTGCAGCTTGTATATAAATTTGTCCACTAGAAGTTCCACCATCATCAACAAATGTGTAGGTATTAATTTGTGTTCCACTAGTTACAATTGTATTAGCATTTGCTGTAACCAAATTTTTAATTTTCAAAATCAAACTGGAATTTGTTGCAGTTGGTACAGAAACTTTGAAAATAATGGTTGCTGTAAATGCTGTCAAATCAGATGTTAATGTTTTTAATGTTGCAACAGATAAATTATTATTCATATCAATGGTTCTACCAGATATTGTCCACGGAACAATATCACCATTATCAAATTTTGTATTTGAACCTTTATTTGTCACAATAATTGTGAAATTTTCTTCGACCAAATCGGAACTAAGTGTGGAACTTTCTGTGCCTATGTGTTTAATTACACCCAAATAACTTCCAGTCAATGATATTGTTGCAGCCAAATCACTACCAGAAACACCAAAAGAAACACTACGAGATTCTATGAATGTTGTATATGATGCATCAGTAATTGTTTCAACATATGGTAAACCTAATGTAAAAATTAATTCGGGTTTATTTGGATTTTCAAAAACTGTATCTCCGCTGGCCAAATTGCCTTGTTTTCCTGTGTTATCAATCTTAGCTTTACCGTATATTGTGTAATTGCTACTAACTTGTAACATGGATTCAATATCAGCTGTATTAAAATTTAATGCAAAAGTTGATGTGTTATCTGGTGTCACACTCCATGATCTATTTACGGTTGCAGTTCTTGTTGAACCAACATACCCTATAATAGTTCTTGTTTCACCAGCATTTGTTCCAGAAGTAATTGAAATGTCAACACCAATATATGCATCATTAACTGTAGATGTTTTACCATTAGTTGCGGGTAACACTACTGTAGTTGCACCTGCACTTACAACCGTTCCCGTCAAAGATTGGTTTTGAAGATCATTTACAAAAGCTTTGTAAATATATGTGTTTGCATCAGAATTGTTTGGGCTACTTTGGAAATCCAATCCACGAATATAACCTCTGGCCACAAGTGTGGAATTATATGTCGTTGCGTTTGCTGTAAAAACATCACTTGATGAAACACAATGAAAATCTACTGTATTTGCTGTGGTTACCTCAAATACTCTTGCATTTGCACCAACAACATTTGCAACCGTAAAATAACTACCGTAATTTATAACAGTGTTGTCGTTGTTTATGGAAGAATTTGATCTCGCACGATTGGATGATATGTTAACAGGTGAAGGATTCTCCACACGATAACCGTGTACATATGCAAGGCCTTTACCAACACCCATTATATACTTGTCTTCATCATCAGGGTCAATTTTTGGTGTCAAACTAAAATCATTTACAATGTAATCACCATTTGTTTCATAATCACGTTTTGCAAAATAATCATCAATTGCTGCATAGACTGATCCATCAATCATTTTGAAAACATTACCATTTTCAATACGAAGTAATTCAATGAAGAATTGGTCATCACCAAAATACAATGGTTTTGCTGTAAGTTCCAGACTAATCACGTATCTGTCTGCACCTGGTGCTTGGTAGTTTGATGCACCAACCGCAGGATCTAACAACGATGCATCATTTGCAAAGTCATAAATTGTTTCGGTAATTTCTAGACCAACCCTTCTTGATGGTGTGCTGTCATATTTACTTAAAACTATTGTTGTTGGTTCAATTTGTACAAAATTGCCAAGAACATAGAAAACACCTTTGGCAATAGAGACTACGGAAGATTGACCTGTTGAATCATTTGTGATTGCTTGACATGCTTTATTTGAATTTACATCATATATGATATCATTATTGGTAAATTGTGTGCCTGATTTATATACAACAATCAATGTTGGTGGATCACCTTCACCTGCGGTACCTGTTGCTTGTGCAACAGCAACAACTTTTGCTTTAATTGTACCTGTTGAATTTGTTATAAGCAATCCATTAAATTCGGAAACATCAATTGATGCACCATTATATGTGCTTTGTAACTTAATATAAAAACATTTAAAGTTGGTTGTAATTTGCCCACCAGTTACGGGGGAATTCTCTTTAAATATGTTATTGGCAAACTTTGTAATCTGATCCTGTAGAATCGTTTGCGCCTGTGTTAATTCTCTGGCCTGTACAGCCTTACCTGGTTTGAATAGAATTCGATGAAAGTTTTTTGTATCATCGAAATCATCATAGTAAGGATCAACGTTAAAATTTAGAGCCATTTTTTTCCCTTAGAAACCTAATACAAATTTGAGTTGTTCTATTCCGTCATCACTTCTTTGAACACCAGTTCTATTTTCAATATAAGCCAAATGACCAGAATATGTTGCAAAATTTGGAAGATTATATGATAGTACAGTTCTTGTTGAATTTGTTGTTTGTCCAAAAATAGGACTATTAATTACTGGAACACCTCTCGTATTTATTAGCTTTAATAGATTGGTGGAAACATTAAAATATAAAACTGTTGCAGTAAATGTTGGATTATCGACAGGACCCTGGTAAATAACTTCATCTGTTGCAAATCCAATATCTGAACCAGCTGCAACAACAATATCTGTTGTGGTACTATACACAACACCATTTGCATATGTTGGATTATATTGCTTTGTCGTTGGATTGACTATCAATCCCAACTGGTGAAAGTCAATGTCTGTAGGTAATAGACCACCTTCCGTGCCCTCAAACTCACAAGTCATCATCACATGAGCACAACCTAATTCAGAAAATGGATCAAAGCCGTGGCCACCAACAGGTGATGTTGAAAGTGTTAGTACAGCATTAGCACCAAATCCAGATACAATATTAGCACTTGCATAACTATAATTACCACCTGGATTGGTAATAATAATATCTCGTATAATTCCGTTTTGTACATTTGCAGTTGCAGTTGCACCAGATCCATCACCTGTTATCACAACTTGCACCACGGAGTTACCAGGATCGTATCCTGAACCGCCAGCATTCACATTGATAACATCTATACTACCTGCACCGGCAGTTGTAACCAACGGGTTTGGAGTGTTTGAGCCAACTGCAACCGGCATCCATTCTTTGTCCATAAACTTGAGTTTAAGTCCGGTGTCGATGGTATACATAAATTTCCACTTATAACCATCTGCACCTTGGAACATTTTGTTTGCTGTATAAGTGCCTGGTTCAAAATATGGTTCTACAGTTGACGGCTGGTCATTGTTGTTCCACAAACATTTGAAAACTTGGTCATATTTGTTTTTTACATAAAAATTTTGAGTAATATAACCATTTTGATCTTTTCCAAACATGTCAACATCGTCTTGAAAATAATCATATGTTATTCCAGAAGTCCAATCTATGCGTTGTATGACTGGTGATATATCATTTGTTTTTATTTTCTTAACAATAAAGATATTTCTATGCACTTCTTTGAGTGATTTCAAGTTTGTTGCAGGAACAGGTGGGTTTATTTCATCTGGCCATGGTAATGGTTTTGCTAGAAAACAATACATTACATTGATTGGCTCAGTTAGATATGGCGGCACCACGGCCACCGGTGCATAGTACATCAGTTCTATCTGAGAAACTTTTGAACCGTTTGTGAGTATATTTTTATTTGCCATGATTTATTTATCTGTGATTATGAACTATAGGCGAAATATATGCCTGCTGTGTTAGCAATATTAATATTACCAATCATTGATCCATGAGCGGAACAACGATACTTGTAATTGCCAACAGATGTGTGTGGAATTCTCCATAATAATAATCCACTTGTTTTACCTTGTGCGGCTGATCCATAAGAAATTGTTCCTGTAGGTGAAATGTGAACTAATCCTGTGTCGAAGTCAGCACTATTATCACCTGTTCTAATATGAAATGGATGAGATGCAGAAAGAGAAGCTAGATTAAATCCTAAAGTTGTAGCACTAAAAGTTGATATATTAGGATTGTTTAATCCTGTATATTGAGAAAAAACATAAGCTGAGGATCCGCTCGCAGATACATCCAACACAGTCGTAGCACCAAATGTTAATACTATATTTGAAATAGTATTTGCAAAGTTAAAGGCTGCTTGGCCATTTATTGTTGCCGAATTGGCTGCAGCAAAAGCTCCATTGGCAAAGCTGGATCCTGAATTTGCTGCAGCAAAAGCTCCATTGGCAAAGCTGGCTGCCGAATTGGCTGCAGCAAAAGCTCCATTGGCAAAGCTGGCTGCCGAATTGGCTGCCACAAAAGCACCATTAGCAAAGCTGGCTGCCGAATTGGCTGCAGCAAAAGCTCCATTGGCAAAGCTGGATCCTGAATTTGCTGTTACAAAAGCACCATTAGCAAAGCTGGCTGCCGAATTGGCTGTATCATATGCATTATTGGCTTGTGTTCTTACCCATGCATCTGTACCACCAGTATTTGCTTGTAAGAATGCTGCGTTGGCATGAGTAAAGGCAGCATTAGCAAAAGATGCTGTGGTATTTTGTGATGCATAAGATGCATTGGCTGTTACAAAAGCTCCGTTAGCAAAAGATGCACCAGAATTTGCTGTATCATAAGCATTATTAGCTTGTATTCTTACCCATACATCCGAACCACCTGTATTTGCTTGAGCATATGCTGCGTTGGCATGAGTAAAGGCAGCATTAGCAAATGAACTAGCAGAATTTGCTTTATCATAAGCATTATTAGCTTGTGTTCTCACCCATACATCCGAACCACCTGTGTTTGCTTGAGCATATGCTGCGTTGGCATGAGCAAAAGCACCATTAGCAAATCCAGCCGTAGTATTTTGTGATGCATAAGATGCATTAGCAGTTACAAAAGATGCATTAGCAAACGATGCACCAGAGTTGGCTGTTACAAAAGATGCATTAGCAAACGATGCACCAGAGTTGGCTGTTACAAAAGATGCATTAGCAAACGATGCACCAGAGTTGGCTGTTACAAAAGATGCATTGGCTGTATTTCTTGCATATGTATCTGTACCACCTGTATTTGCTTGAGCATATGCTGCATTAGCATGAGCAAAAGCTCCGTTAGCGAAAGATGCTGTTGTATTTTGTGATGCATAAGATGCATTAGCAGTTATAAAAGCACCATTAGCAAATGAACTAGCAGAATTTGCTGTATCATAAGCATTATTAGCTTGTATTCTTACCCATACATCCGAACCACCTGTATTTGCTTGAGCATATGCTGCATTAGCATGAGCAAAAGCTCCGTTGGCAAATATGGCTGCCGAGTTTGCTCTTAATGGTAACCAAGCCGCTGAATTGCCTGTGGCCAAATCTAAGGCAGAGTATGCAACTGTAAAAGCTTCTTGTGCAATTGGTTCAATAACATCTAACCGACCTGCTTGAGTGGCTGCTAGAGTGTGTGCAGAATTTGCTCTGGTCCAACCAGAGTTTGCGGATGTGAATGCTCCGTTGGCAAAGGCGGCCGCAGAGTTGGCTACATCAAATGCAGATTGTGCCAAGACATTTGCTGAGTTTGCTTTGGTAAACGCAGCATTTGCAAATATGGCTGCTGAGTTAGCAACTATAAAAGAACTATTTGCAAAGGATGCACCAGAATTGGCTTGACTAAATGCAGCATTAGCAAATAATGCGGCTGAGTTTGCTTGGCCAAAAGATGCGGCGGCCGTGTTAGATTGTAGGAATGCAGCATTAGCAAATATGGCCGCAGAATTGGCAACCAAGAATGATCCATTAGCAAAAGATGCACCAGAGTTTGCCTGACCGAATGCAGCATTAGCAGTAGTAAATGCTGCATTAACAAAAGATGCGGCTGAATTGGCAACCAAGAATGCTCCGTTAGCAAAAGATGCGGCTGAATTGGATACCAAGAATGCACTATTTGCAAAAGATGCACCAGAATTGGCTTGGTCGAATGCTGCGTTAGAAAATATGGCAGCTGAATTGGCAACCAAGAATGCTCCGTTAGCAAATGCTGCGGCTGAATTGGCTTGACCAAATGCAGCATTAGCAAATATGGCCGCAGAATTGGCTGTCGTAAAAGCACCATTAGCAAATGATGAACCAGAATTTGCAACACCATATGAAGCGTTGGCTCTTGCAAATGCACCGTTGGCAAACGATTCACCTGAAGCGGCCGATGCAGTTGCAGATGTGTTTTGTGATGTTCCATCTGCAAACTTCAATGGTTTTGCGACCAAATTCACACCATCTGTTGAAATCTTTACTTGAAGGCTGCTGGAACCTGGTCCACCTGCAATTATGTTAACTGTTCTGCCTGCGGTTGTTGTACCTATAATTAAATTACCACCAATAGATGTTGCAGTGTTACCTTGTACATACAAATAACCATCTAGTGGTAATATGGAAGTATAGGTTGCGTCTGTGTCTGTTGATCCAGCCAAACCCAAATCAATGTAATTCTTATCATCAGTACCAGTGTCAGCAGTAATAACATGGTCAGCTGATCCGTCAGCTGTCCTATTTTGCAAGT